GCACCTAGTTGGTCCAATCCTTTGACCATGTTGCTGGTATCCATGGCTCTGCTCAACGCACCAAACGCTGCGGCGGCAGCAAATGCATTGGCTGCAACAGTAGCATATAGACGTACCAATCCCCCAAGCCCACGAGCTTGGTCTGCAAAGTCACGAGCAGTGCCGCCTGCGGCACCTGCGGCACCTCTGGCCCGATTGTAGTTCTCTACCTCTTGGCCAGTAAAAACTCCTGCACTAGCACCAGCCATTCCAGTGGGACTAGCAGCAGCACTGCTAGCAAAACGACGGCTGCTTGTTGTGCCAGAGGCGGCTTTTTGAGCACCCTCTAGGTTGTCCCTAATATTCTGACTCTGTTTCTGGGCTTGATCCATGCCCTCAGTTTTCAGTTTTAGGGTGTATGTACTTGTATTATTCGCCATAGTTGCTCCTGGCAGCTATAAAAATTTAGTGTGTTGACACTTTGACCTACAAATTATACCACTGTGGGGGTGAGGTGTCAAGCCCTTATTTTTTGTTGGCAATAAAAAAGCCCGCTGTTTAGCGGGCTTTGGTATCTTTGGGCTTGCTGTCTTGAATTTGCTTAGCTCTTATACGATCTATACTGACCAACAGTTCGTACATATATTTGTGGCTTTCTGGTTCTATGTTGTAGAACTTAAACACAGTTTCTATATAGTCAAAGTTTTTTCCTATATAGTTTCCGCCCATATAATCCCAGCAATCTTGTAGGTTGCCGTAGATTTGTAGTGCCTCTTGAACTTCTTGTATCAAGTCGTCAAATTCAATGGGTATTTGGTCGTCGACTGGTTCGCTGCCCAATAAGTCGCACATTTCGAAGTATTGAGCTTTTGTCATTCCTACTCTCATATTTTCAAAGTAGGAATTCAAATTACGATTTATTTCTTGGTGCTGTTGCTCTGAAAGTTTCCCAAGTCAGTAACCTGCTCTGACACCCAAGCATCAAAGTTACTGCTGTTCTTCATTAAGAAAAGCGCATTGTCTTCACTATAACCTAGTTCGTTTTCAAGGTCTTGGCCTTCTAGATCTACTGGAGCCAACTGTTCTAGGTAACTCAGCTTGAAGCCACTCCAACCCTTGATCGAAGCCTGAACGTACAGCTGTAGGAACAGGTCATCATTCAGTTCTTCGGCGGGTTGACGGTTCTTAAAGGTAGTCTTAGTAGCTTTTTTACGGATCGAGACAAGGGTCTCGCGGCTTAAAAAGCTCAACTTAACTTTGAATCCACTAAATCCAGGAAATTCAACCTCGACTGTTTTACTGGGTACTAAAAGGCTCTTTAGTGATAGGTTTACTTGTGAGCCACTTGCGTTTTCTGTCATGAATTGTCCTTGTTGTAGTGAGTAGGGTGGGTCACCACCCTACTCTGTTAGATATTAAACTGCAGGAGAAGAGTAGTAAGTAATAGTAGCTTCATTGTTTTGCTCAATGTCATAGGTTCCAGCGTTGGCGCCTTGAGCTGTAAAGTTGATGCTAGTAGAAATTACCTGTTCTGTACTGATCTGGGGAATCTGCAACATGGCTGAAGGTAGTTCAAAGATTACCTTGTTTTCCATGGTTGTAGAAGTAGGAACTGTTACGCTGCCGCCCATACCCAGTTTGACGTTAAATTGGTTTTGGTCAAAGCTATTGGCCTGTGTAAGCAGAGTACTCAATAGTTGAGCGGTATTTGTACTACCGGTTCTCAAGTAGGCTGTTAAACTACCAGTAACGGCTCTGGTACCTACGAAGTAGTCAATGGGCTTGTTAACTGTGCCCATTACTGCTGGTGTTAGGTAGGTAACGTTGTTGGCAAAAGTAATATTGCCACCAGTAATAGCAAAGGTATAATCAACAGCAGTTTGACCATACTTGTCAGCTGTAGATGATAATTGTACAGTACTCAAGCGGTTGGTAATGTACTTACATGTTGCATCTTTGGGTTTGTAGGCACCACTCAATAGGCCACCAAAACTACCTGACAAACTGGGGCTGGTACCGGTAGTTGTTGCAGTGGTAGGGCTGGTAACCACTTGAACTTCTGCAACTTTGCCTGTCCAAGCAATAGTACCGATTTGATCGATACCAAAGTCAACTGAGGCCTGATCAATAACGCAATTGTGTAGCAACACAGTTGTGTCGTCAAACACAATAATCAGACCAAAGCGAAGTAGCTGATTTCTGTTACTCTGTGTTAGGCGAACCTGAGATGAAGGAACACTAGTGCCACTCGTCGCAGCTGTTTCGGTGTAGGCTTGTCCAGCTGTAGTTGCAAGAGCTGTAACACTGCTCAAATCTACGTTGGTATAACCAAACATAGCATTCCATAAACAGGCTTCTTCTGGTCGTACAAAGTCACCAATATCAAGCCCGGCAGCTACTGCCCCGCCTTCAAACATCTTGGGACGTACATAAGTAGAGAGACTCCAGTCGCCTGCTTCTAGAGCAGTTGCAAAGCTTCTTTGACCACGGCTGGGTGTGCTACCTGCCTCGTTGAGAGTAACTGTATCTAGAGTAGTATTTTGGCTAAAGCTCATACCATCTAGAGGTTGTAGTTCAAATGTGTCAGCTGCAGAACGGGCTGTAGCTGGGGCGATTTTGTTGTTTCCGTCTAGTGCCGTAGTAAAGAATACTCTAGCACCTCTAATTAAATTAACTGCCATAATTTTTTCCTTTAAGGCTGTGTGTTGTTATCACCTTAACTAGATCTTTATCTGTTGTTGGTGAATAGAACACTGATTCTACACGACCTGGTACCGGACCTGTAGATTGATTTCTCCGACTGCGTACGGAGCTAGCAAACCTTCGTCTGTGGTTATACTAGTGATTAGGATCTCTGTGGTTTCATTCAAACCTTCGTATATTAACTGACGGTTGAGGTCAATACAGAGTTCAACATCTTCTAAAAGCTTTTCCAACTGGTCTTGGCTATCATCGCCCTTGCAGTACAGTTTGATGGAGACGGATAGATAACCCCATTTAAACTCTCCAGGTAGGTACTCACGAACCTCTGAACCGGGTGTAAGGTAGATGGATGGAAAGTCTGTGACCTCATCCCAGAACTTTAGATAGGGATAGCTGTTGTCGAATATGTTTATCTGGTAGGGTGAGGTACCGTTGATGAGCTTGAACTTGTCTGCAAGAGCTGTAACTATCGATTTTCTACTCATACTAATACTGCCCTCATACGGTTGGCCACTTGAGCACCTGCAAGTTCTCTGATACTTTTGGAAATTAGCAGTTTAGGGTCGCGGGTGTAGGGCCTGTCCTGACGTCCGCCGCGGCTGAAAGTTGCATAGGGATTTTTCATGTAACTGTAAAACGCGGTTATCATGCCTTGACGGCTTTCGCTGAGCCGTTCTACTTTTGCGGATTCAGCAAACCGACCAGAGCGGTAGTTCAATACATCTTTGCGATTACCGGCGCCCATGTTGGCTTTGATTTGATCGTGCAGGTTTGAGTTGATCTGCATCATTAACATTGGTAAGTTTATTATAGGCTGCATCGTACTAGCTACTGCAACATCTTTTGATATCTTTAGCTGTTTACTTGCTTTTTTAGATCTTTGTTCTAAATCAGTTTTTAACCTTGCAATAACTGGCTTGAGCTTCGGCAAAGTAGGCTTTTTTGTAGATATCTTTTTTACAGGTACTGAAGGAGAACTTATTTTTAAGTCGGGAGTAGGTTTACCAGTATCAAAAATGCTTTTAGTATTATTAAATATATAATCTCTAAGCGTGTCTGAAGATTTTAAGTCTACCAAAAAGCTTTCTTGGCCGCTAGCTGATAATACGTTGGCTAAACTATTATAAAGTGCCGAGTTGTCTTTACTTAATTTTTTTATAAAGTCTTCTAGTACTTTTGCAAATGTATCTAAACTATTTGCGGTTGCCTTAATGTTTGCTCTGACTTGTGCCTTATCCTCTTTACTCTGTTCCATTAAAGATATATTTAATAATTTTTGCAGCGTACTTACTAGAGCTAAACTAGTACTGAGTTTTGCCGTATCTTGATTTCCCAGTCCTTTTTCGTCAAACTTTGCTTGAAATTGGATATTCATTCTGGGATTTTTGGAATTGAAGTCTTTTTGTATATTTGCCAAAAGTTCCCTATTTCCATTCTCCAGCTTAGAGCTTGTAGTATCTAATTTTTCTGAAAGCTGTATAAGCAGTAAAATAGGATTAGTTTCTTTTCCTGAACTATCTTTTATTGACGTTACATACTTTGATGATATTATTGCTCTTCCAGTAGTCTGTGCTATAACGTGTCCACGTTCAAAATATTGAACTATTCTGGCGCTCATCTCATTTATTAATGGGCCTTGCTTTACAACCGTAGATCCAGGATTATTTTGATATACTAAAAAAGAAGCCAAATGTGTTAAAGCATTTGCATGTGAAAAATTTAACCCTCTAAACGACTTTATTCTATTTGTTGTATTTTTAAGTTCATAGTCCTTATTAGCATCCTGCTTAAAAACATCACTTAATAGCCTATTTCCATATCTGGTATTATCTTTTGTTATCTTACCGGTAGAGTCTTCGGTATAAAATTCAAAATGTTTGGCTTTGTAGGAATTACCAAAATTTGTGATTAAAAAATTGATATAAATCTGTATTGGGTCTTTGCCTGTAGTATTTACGATATTTAATTTTTTAAATACTGCACTTAAATCATCCGCTGTTAATACCAAGGCTGTTTTGCCTTGTTTTTCACCAGCTTCTCTGAAGGTTAAAGACAAATTTCTATCTCTATAGCTAATCTGTGTTTTGTCTGAGCTGTCTACTGTTTGTATAGTGCCTTTGCTAAGCAAAGAAGCTCCACTAAGCATACTTAATGGGTTTTTGGGATCAAATACAGCTTTACTTCCTTTTAGCAATTCTTGTAGCATATTACTTGCTTGAGCATTAACAGTTGCATCTGCTTTTGCTCTCAAAGCCTTACTAAATTGTGATATACTCATATCAATTATAGTTCAAAACATAGAGGTCTAAGACACGCTTAATATGACCGGGCAGGTTGCTCTGTGTTAAATACTGAACTTGGGCATTTCCTGTGGTAACCGCAATCTGACTTTGCACAGCACCTTGGTTTTTCATATAGTAGGTAACCAAGTCCAGTACTGCCAACTTCAAGTCTTCTGGGATACTCTGATAACCAGCTGTATAGTTGACACGATAGCCATTGATCAAGTAGGGAAAGTCACTACGACCTATGGGCAGTATCTGCTGATTTTGATTGTCCAATACCCAGTCTGAGAACTCTACCAAGTCAGTATAAGACTGACCATAATTCTCACTCTTTTCGATACTGGAGATGGCTATAATAGGCGCTTCACCCAGTAACAAACAGGTACCGCCGTTTAAGACCTCAGTCTTAACATCATCGATCCAATCCACAAAGGTACGACGGCAAATGTTTTTAACAAATTCTGAAACTTTGGGAATAATAGTATTAATCTCTAAGTCTTGAGTGGTACTGGTAATACCTTCATAAGCTTTGTATTCTTGTAAAGTTATTAAGTTTGCACCCATTACACACTCCTTTTAGTTTTTCCAAAGGACTGACACAGCCCTTTGGAAAAACTGGGGGAGATATCCCCCAGTTTTAATAGATTAGGCGTTAAAGCGTAGAGCTCTTACACCGCTTCCTAGATTTGTTGTCAACTGTGTTAGACCAGTACGTAGAGATGCTACTAGTACACGGCTCTGACGCTCGATGAGCTCGTCAGTGTCAACACGTAGACCACGCTGATTGCCAACCAAGAAGTTAGCTGTTGCGAAGCAGAAAGCGCCTAGAGCGTCATCAGCCTTGCCAGGTAGTTCGCCGCTAACAACTACGGGTGTATTGGCGATAGAACCAATCTGACCAGTTAGTAAAGTAGCTTGTGTGCCAACCTTGTCCATTGTCTGGAATGTTGAGTCTTCTAGTAGATCGTAGTATACGTCTGTAGAAACAACATAAACCAACTCTGAAGGATCTAGACCCCAAGCACCCATGGCCTTGCGTAGGCTGCGTAGGTTAGCAACTGTAACAGTAGCTGTAGGAGCTAGAGGCGTTACAGCGCCGGTTTCGCCAACTGGATCATAAGAGGCGATACCCTTAACTGGATCGGCTGCATTAGCACCTGTACCGTACATCATAGCGCGATCAATTGTACGTGCTACACGGCGTAGCATGGCGTCGCGAACGATAGGTAGTAAAACGATCAGTGAGTCTTCTTCTTCTTCGAAGGCCATGTACTCACGTGTTGCTACCTTGTAGGAACGCAGAGTGATTTCGCCTAGGCTATGTGTAGCTGTGTTACCAGAGCTGTTGTTGTTGGCGTTACCGAAATCAGTATTAGCAACCCACTGAGCTAGACCAGCTTCTGGATTTAGAGGAATACGCATTACGTTGGTCTGCATATTGATGCCTCTCATTAGAGGAGCCATCACTAGGCGTCTACGTACTTCGTTTTCCATGTTTAGGGAGACTTCAGTTTCCCAGATTGAGTCAGGAGCACTGACTGTACCGGTAGGAGTACGAGTACCCTTCTTTTCGATTAGGTTACGACCATACTTGGTGTCACCAATAGCCTTGCGAGTTAGCTTGCTCAATAGAACAGCCTTCTCTCTTTCTTCGTAGGTTGATTCTGAACCGTCAGCCTTGTCGTTGAAAGTCATCTTTGAGGCTTGAATAGCCTTCAATTCGTCAGCCTTCTCCTTTAGAGCAGACTCTAGACCTTCTAGAGCACTCTTTTGAGCGGCGCGCTCAGTTTCAAAACGCTTCTCAACTTCGGCTAACAGCTTTTCTGCACCACTCTGACCGACTTCGATCTGAGCTTGTACAGCGGCCTTAACGCGAGCGTCGATTTCAGCCTGACGGGCGACTTCTTGTGCCTTGGCAGTAGCTTCGGCTTGTTGACGGGCTTCTAGAGCCTTGGTAGCTTGTTCGGCAGCTTCACGAGCGGCTTGGGCAAGCATTTGCTTGATTTCTTCTGGATTCATATTCCATTCCTTTTTAACATCGCGATCTGCTTCTGTAGAACACTCTAGCCCTTTAGCTGATTGGCCTTGAGTTGCAAATTGCTCTTTATAACGCTTATATTCTTCAGCATCATCAAATGCTTTTGATAGATCAAAAAGAGTATTTTGATTTGCAGGAACTGAAACGACGGAAATCTCCACCAATTCCAAGTCCTTGATTAAAAACACTTCAGCCGCTGAGTTGTACTCAGCATCCAACACCCTGAAGCCAATAGAGAAAGCTGTAAGAACTCCGTCTTTGATAAGTTGGAATTGCTTTGCAGCCGTTGAAATTCTTGCTTTTATCCACAAACCCTTACCATCCGTCTTGTGTTCTGTCATACGTCCGATCGGATTGTTGTGATCGTGATAAGCCAGAATGACTGGATTCTTCAGGTAGTTCTGCATTCCTTTTTCCCAGACAGTACTGGGAACAACATCACCATGACGATCTACATCGATTGTACTGGCGTACCCTTCGATATAGATTGAACCCTCGGCGCTGTCTGCAGCTTTGACGGAAAAAGCACTATTTAAATGTAGTACTTTATCTTTCATAGGCTCCTTACCTTAATTTTGTGGAGGCTTTTTAGGCGCTCCGCCTACGCTGGGATTTGCTGCACTGCCCGCAATATTTGCTGGCACACGCAGGTCGTCGTGACCAGTCTTGGTCTCATAGCGTAGTTCCATCCGGGCTTCGTTTGGAGAAATTACTCCACCGTTCACCAGAGTGGTATAGTAAGCAGCCACATCTTTCATTTCGGGCTGCAGTGCGGATACGGTCGAAGTTACAGCTTCAACGTCGTACCCAAAAAATCTTTCCATTGCACTAACATAACGGTTCACAATTGGGATTACAGTCTCCAAGTAAAACAACCGTAAGTTGGGTGCAATATTTGCGTTGTTGCCGCCG